TTGCAAGGCATGAATACAGGTAGATAAATCTATCTACATCCATAATGCATAAATACATTACACAATCGCTAACTACGTAAAGTTAAAGGAAAAAATTAATGGACAATCAAAATTTCGTTGGCAACGATGTAGCCCCTGTTACTGCACAGGACTCAGTGAGTGAAGCAGGAGAGCAAAACGTTAACCCAGGTGCTATTCGTAAAAGCACAACACAGTCATTGTTAAATGCACTATCTAATGCGAGTGGAACACAATTCCAATCTGTTGAAGATGCACTAGCATATATGGCACGTGTAGGGGCTCAAAATCAAAACGGTGGCAACGCACAGCCAAGTGGACAACCAAAGCAACAGAATAGTTCGAACGGTCGTGTCACAACCAATGACTTGCATGAGCAGTTTAGTAAACTTCAACAAGACCTTGCTACTAAAGAGCAAAGATTGCGTGAGAAGGAATTAGATAGCGACATTCAAAGAGCTATGGGTGACAGATTTGATTCAGACCTACTTGATTACGCATTGAACAAAGTTAAAAACAATATTCAATGGAACGATGATGGCAGTTATGCTATTGTTAATCAAAAGGGTCAAGAACGTTATGGATCTGATGGAATGCCACTTACAATCCAAGGATTAGTACAAGAAGTAGCAGTGGGTAATCCAAAGCTACTCAAGCAGAGTAACTCTAATTCTGGATCTGGTTTAAGACCTGGACAAGGTTCTTTCACTGGTGCATTAGACGAGGCAGTACCAGATTACTCACGTGATCCGGCAGCATTCAATGCATGGGCTAATAAAAATGGCCTAGGCAAAAATGTTGGTCTTAAAGGTCTAGGTGTAACAGCGACAGTTTCAAGTTCAAGTCGCAAAGTACTCTGAGCCAACTAAAATTTAAATAAGGAAATTATCATGGCATATGTATTAGGCGGTCCTAATAATGAAGGCGATGGCTTCACAACAGCTATCAGTAACTTCGCACTACGTGCAATGCACGAATCTAATGGTCTAGTTAACATGACTAACGTTGTTGCACCTACACAAGGTCAAACATTCTTAGTACCTAACTTCGCACCTATCACGTATCAAGACTACAATGCTAACGGCACTGGTGGTACATTTGGTACAGGTAATGCAGTTGTACAAAACCCATCATTGGGACAAGGTACAATTACAGCAACTCCAGCAGTTGCACAAACAGCATTCGATATCTTCTACGGCTGGACAACATCATTCACATTGGCTGCAACGCTTGGTGCTGAATTAGGTGAGTCATTTGCTGAGAAGGTTGACCAGCGTGTTACAGCGGCTTTCTTAGGCTTCAAAGCAACTCCTGGTAACTTGTTCTATACACAAGTGGCAGCTGACGGATTCCCACGTGTCTTGCAATTAGGCGCTATGGAACTTGCAGAGTCTGGCACAAACGTAACTCCAGCAGCCGGTGGTACAGCTAATTTCAGTGCAAACAGTGTACTTGACTTAATTCGTTTAGTTAAGCAAAACTTTAAAGTTGCACGTATGCCTGGCACACCAGTTATTATTCTTGATAGTAATGGTGATGCTGAAGGTTCAGTTGCAGGTCAAACAGGTTCTTCATTGAATCGTTTGTTGGCTGAGTTAACTGGTGGTGCAGTATCACAATCAGGTGGTTCTAACCTATCTGCTCTTGGTAACGAATTGTTATCTACAGGTCGTATCGAGTCTGTATATGGCTGTATGGTTATGTTCACAACATTCTTGCAGACACAATCACGTGCATTCTTAAGTTCTGCTCCAGCTTCATGCTTGATCGGTGCTTACTTCGGTGACAGTGCTTTGTTCACTGTTATGAAAGAAGGCTTGCAACTTAAGACTGGTGAAGTACCAGGTGGATTGCAAATTTGGTTGACTGGTGTCGGTTACTTCGGTTCTGGCGTTGGTGACTTACGTCGTGGTGGCGCAATTAACATTCAGCAGTAATATGAATAGAGAGAGTACTAAACTACTCTCTCATAGTCTAGGAAAAATATAATATGTCAGTACCATATCAAAGAATCTCAAACGCAACAGTAGAGGATATTCAGTTCTACGATCCGGCAGCGGAACGCAGAGCGGCTGCTTTACAAGTTGATTGGGCTCCATACTTCAAAGTTGCTTCACAAGAGTGGCTTTACAAATTAGAGTTTGGATGGTGGCAAAAATATTGCGACACCGTTCTTGGTGCTTACTATTATGCTAACCTGCCAAATGGTCAGTTGATCTCAAGTTTCAACCCAAGTTTGCTCATTAAAAACGATCAAACATTAATTCGCTTAGACACATTCGGTGCGATATTAGTATTCTATGAATCACTAGTAACCGATGTGTCTAACATGAATGAGGTTGATTTACAAAACTATGAGTTTGCACAAAAACGTTGTGATAACGAATGGACAAAAGCGTTGCAGTTGATGAACTTCTATGATTTATACATGGATAGTCCACAAGGACCAACGACAAAACTTGAAGAAAATTGGACAGCAGACGTTGATTATTTCAACGGTGATAGGAGATATTTCTAATGGCTGAAGTAATTTACTCAGTATTGAACGCACCAACAGTTACAGTAACTCAAATTACTGATGTGTTGAAGCGTGACATACCTAAAGCATGGAACATACCAATCTATGACGATTTTCCTAGTGAAAGTGACGTTGTAAGATATGGTATCTATGTGAGTGATGTTCATACAGTAGAAAGAAATCCTCATCAACTAGGAATACAATATTGCGGTTCTATATATCACGCATACGATGAATTTGGAGTAACATATATTTCATATCAAGACGATCCATACAATACAGCAGTCAATGCTATTATTGCAAACTTAGTTACTGCCATCAAAGACGATGGTGTGCAACTAATGGATGGTTACTTTGAAAGAGATTTTGACCAAGTTCGTACATATGGACCTACACAAGCAGAGAAGCATACCTGGACATTCAGAATGCTAAGAATGGAATTTAATACGCCTAACTAAGGAGAAATCAAATGGCAAGAATTACAGTAAACACAACAGGCACACAGCCAATACTATTGGTTAGTGCAAACATAGCAAACGTTAACGCAAACAGTTTGAGTGTTACTTGCTTACAAGATATCACTGTTACAAACTCAACAGGCATTTACTCTTATACAGACTTCTGTTCAACAGATATGAATAAGATTACTACACCTGCTGATAATGAAATCAGTACTAACATGGTACTAGATGGAACAGTATATTTCGGTAATGCAGGCGCAACAGCTAACACAGCACCATTCTATGGTGTTGCAGGCTTAAGCGAAAACAAAGTAAATATTTCATGGAAATTGTTTTTAAATGGTAACGCTAATGGCGCTTACTATTATACAGGTACCGGTTATATTTCTAGTTTGGCACCAACAGTTGCTCCAGAGAATCCAGTATGGATTTCTCCAATGAGTATCGCTGTTGATGGCGCTATTACTAGCGGTGTTGTTTAATTAATTAAACAAATACAAGAGGGGCTTCGTGCCCCTTTTTTTATAAGCGAGGAACAAATGACCCAAGAACAACATGATGTATGGTTAAAGACCACAGAAGAAAAACTAAGAAGTTTAATTGCTGATGAAGCAAAACAAATGCCAATGTTAGATAACATGCAGGCAACAATTAAACAATTAAAAGCAAAACAACAATTTCGTCTAGCATTGTTAAATCAATTACTAGAAGATGAGATTGACAAAGAATAAATACAATACAACAAATTAAAGGTAAAAACAAATGAAAATCACAGAATTAGCAAGTGTACCCAAACTAATCGAAATCACATTAGATGATGATGCATTGTTTGAGAAGTATGGCGACACAATCACATTTCACACGTATGACATTGTAGGCTTAAGTACATACTTTGAGTTCTTCAATGCTCGTTCAGACCAACAGTATGAACAACTAGACAAGATGATTAAGAAACTTATTCTTAACGATCAAGGCAAACCTGCATTACAAGCCAATGAAGACTTACCCATTGACATTGCCGCAGCCGCAATTAATAAGATTGGTGAAATCTTGGGAAAGTCACAAAGCAAGACATCAACCCAGACGAGTGGAGAACAGCCAAAATGATTATGATAGGTCGTATGGCTAAAGAGTATGGTATGTTGCCCAGTCAGATTGAGCAACAAGCCACTACATACGACATTATGATAACAGATGTTCTTGCTACATACGAAAACTACCAACAACAAAAAGCGTCTGGTAAAATTGATCCTAGTGTTTATGAGTTTAGTCAGGCTGAGTTAGAGAGTATGATGGAGAAAGCAAATGGCAAATAACATAGTTGATAGATTAAACAAAGTGTTAGGTACATTGAACAATAATAATATTGCCAAAGAAGCATTTACAAAATTCAAAGATGTAACACCTGTTAAGTCTGGCAATGCAAAGAAAAGTACCAAATTGCAAGGCAATACTATCAATGCAGACTATGCTTACGCTAATGTACTTGATAAGGGTCGTCATATGACTAATAGAGGCATGCGTGGTAGTGACCAAGCCCCAAAAGGTATGACTGAGCCTACAATAAAACACATAAGAGATTACGTCAAGCAAAAGCTAGGCGTTACATTAAAATAAGGATGAACAATGGCAACCATTGACAATTATAAAATTCAAGTTGATGTACAAGGTCAGCAAGCAGTAGATAAACTAAAGAATAGTCTTGGTGGTCTAGGCTCTACAATTGCTAGCATTGGCTTTGGTGCGTTTATAGCCAATGCTATACAAGCGGCTGACGCCATGGGCGATGTAGCGGGTGCAACTGGTATAGCTGTTGGTCAAGTGGCTGCATTAGCAGACAGTCTTAAAATGGCTGGAGGCGATGTTAAAGATGTTGGTAAGTTGCTTACTACATTTAATCTTACCATAGAACAAGCCGCAAGTGGTAGTGAAAAGGCTCAAGACGCACTGAGTAGCGTTGGCATAGAATTAAATGATTTAACTAGATTAAGTACCGGAGAATTACTAACAACAGCCATAAAGCAATTATCAGAGATGGATGCTGGCGCAAAACAAACAGCAGCCGGCATCGAAATATTTGGTAAAGCATTTAGAAACATTGAAGCAAAGAAATTACAAGAAATTCTTGCAACTAAAGATATTAATAAGTTCCAAGCTGAACTTGAAAAAGCTGGTGAGATTATGGATGCAATAGATGCTAACTTCATAAACTTACAGAGAGCCGCACTAACTACTTTTGCATCATTGGTTGGCGATACTGACAACTTTAGAATATCATTAGAACGAGCAGAAACTATAGTTAAGACATTAGGTGTAGTATTTGCAACAATGTTTGCAGTTAAAACAGTTGGTACCATAATTGAAATTGTATCTGCCATTAAGTTATTAACTACAGCATTAAAAGGTACTGTTGTTGTTCAAACTGCATTGACAGCATTAAGTGGTCCACGTGGTTGGGCTATAATTGCCGCAGGTGCGGCTGCCGCTACAGCCGCAGTTGTTGGATTGAATAAAGCATTAAGTGATGCAACCGGAGAAACACCGGAATCAACACCCGGAACTAACATGCCGGATAAAAAGCCCGCAGTTGCAACAGCTAGTCGATTTAGCAAAGAAGTGCAACAGGCTAGAGAACAAGCAAGAATTACTGCACAGCAAACAACAATGCAAATGAAGTTGCAGAATGATGAAGCCAATAAATTGCGTCAAATTACATTGGACACAATTGGAATGGAATCTAGTCTAGGTAGTTTTGTTAAAAGCAATGCAGACATTAGAGCTAAAACAGCAACAGAGATCAAAGACCTAGAAAATAAGATTCAACTTGAACAAGCCAAAGGCCGTGGAACTAATCAAGCTGTTATCACTGAGTTACAAAAACAAATTGGTCTAAAGAAAGAACAATTAGCTACTACATTAGCATTGAACCAAACAGAGTATCAACGAAATCTAAGATTGCAAGAAATAACAACTGCAATTGGTACAGACGCAATGTTAGCAAGCCGTCAAAAAGATTTAGACCTAATGCGTCAACAAATTCAGTTTGGTACTGCTATTACATTAGAAGATCAAAAACAATTGAAGTTGATGGCTTTAGAGAATGAAGAAGCTAAAAAGCGTATTGATTTAACAAAAGAATTAAAGTTAGCACAAGCCGCAAGTAATCAAGTTGCCATCGATGATATTCAGTTAAGAATGTCTGAAGATACAAAATATTATGCAACACGTAAACAATTAGAGCAAGATGCCTATGATGTACAAATTGCTCGTAGACAAGATAGTGTATTAGGTGCTAAAACAGCAATGGAACAAATTGCAAGAAGTATGGATCCATTTACATTAGCACAGAATGCAACTACAAGTATGTTCCAAAACATGAACAGTGCCATAGATAATTTTGTTAATACTGGTAAGTTTAAGTTCAGTGACTTTGCCCGTAGTGTTATACAAGACTTAGCAAAGATGGCATTGAAAGCGCAAGCAACTAAACTGTTTGGTAGTTTGTTTGGTAACACCGGAAGTATATTTGCTGATTTATTCAGAGCAGAAGGTGGTCCAGTTAAGGGTAATCAACCATATATCGTTGGTGAGAAAGGTCCTGAATTGTTTGTGCCTCCAGGCGCAGGTAAGATCATACCTAACAATCAAATGAGTAGTAAGGCTGTTGCTACTGGTGCAGTTAATGCTCCAATTACAAATACATACATTACAAATAACATCAATGCACTAGATAGCAAATCAGTTGCTCAGTTATTTGCCGAAAATCGCAGAACATTATTTGGTTCTGTTCAAATGGCACAAAAAGAATTAAGTTATGGTAGATAAGGAATAATATGTCAGGTTTACAAACAATATTAAATTACAGTAATAGTCTACAAATTGATAGACGTAAAGTAGTTGGCATTCAATATACACGAAATGAAATTCCTCGTGTAAGTCAAACTCCTACAAAGAATCCATGGAAGTTTACATTAGACATGCCTAATCGTTTTAGATATAGTCAAGCAAGAGACTTGATGGAAGCATTAGATAAGTTAGATAGAATTACACCACAAATAATTACATTCAGTAATTTGCCTGTACTAGGTTGGATCTTTGCATATCGTGGTGCGATGACTAGTGGTGAACTAGCGACAATTACAGTTACTAGTTGGGTTGGATCAACATTAACATTAAATGTAAGTGGTATAACAGCGGCAAGTACAGCAGTAATATTTGAGCCAAACGATTTGATTCAGATTGGTTCATTAAACGAATATCCTTACCCATTCACAAGCACAACACAAGTATTGCGTGGATCTGGATCAACTGTAGTAGTCACAACAAGTAGACCAAACATACTGACTGGTGCATTGGCTGGTGAAGGTATCATCGTTGGTAACAATTGTCAGTTCAATATGTTCTGCCCAAACATGCCTGTTTACAAGTTAATACCAGGTGGCTATGTTGGTAATGGTACAACTACAACTAACAATGCATTGCTTGAGTTTAGTGATAGCTTTGAATTATATGAATTTGTGGGGACAGCATAATGGATAACATTCCAGCAGTAGCTAATAATAAAGCACTTGTAAACAACGCAGAGTTTGTAAAGTTAACAGTTTACAATGAGTACGGTAACACAGCAAATAACAATGTCTATACATTCAGTAGCAGTTATCAACCTGAAACTATCAATGGGCAAGTATATGGACCACTTGGTGGATTACTCGCAGTTGGAGTACAACCGCGTGATATTCGTGTAACAAGTGCAGACACAAGTATAAGCATAAGTGGTATCGATGGTAATAACATGGCTGTAGCCCTAGGTACACTTATTCGTGGTAGTAAATTAGAAATTATTAGAGGTTTCTATGACAACAATTATAATCTTACAAGCAATGCTCAAAGATTTACTGGTATTGTTACAAACTATCAAATTTCCGAAGAACGTCAAGGTCAAGATGATAATTTTACAATTACATTAAACGCAAGTAGTTTTAAGAGTGTATTGGAAAATCGTATTGCTGGAAGAAAAACAAATAGTGAAAGTTGGAAAGAATATAATCCAACTGATACAAGTATGGATCGTGTACCAAGTTTAAGTGATAGACAATTTAGCTTTGGACAAGAGCCAAAGCAAGGCGCAACTACACAAAGTCAGGCAGCGACAGAATCAGGTCAAGTATCACAAGATACAAATAATTCAACAATCTTCGAAGGCGCCTAACAAATGAATGTAAGATTAGCAAATAAATTTGATGTAAATCAAGTCATACAATTAATACATAAATTTCAAGAAGCAAATAAACTTCCTGAAAGTTTAATGAAAGAATTGGATGATACATATCTTAATAAATTATTTTATCATTTAATATTAGGAGCAGGTATTGTGTACGTGGCTGAAGTGGATAACAATATTGTTGGAATGATTATAGGAATGAAATCTGCAAGTCCATGGTTCCCTAATCAAATAACATTGAAAGAACTAATGCTTTACACTATCAAAGAATATGAAGGAAAAGGAATAGCTTCTAACTTATTAAAAGCATACAATGACCATGCAAAAGAATTGTTGGAAAATAAAGATATAACCTTATATGCTGTAAGCATAACAAAAGATTTAGGTAAACTAAATTATGAAAAGTATGGATATAAGAAAATAGAAGAAACTTGGGCAATAGGAATTTAATATGGCATTAATTACAGCAGGAATAGCATTCGTATCCGCGGCACTAGCAAGTGTTACAGTAGCTAGTGTGCAGGCTTTTGCCATACGCACATTAGTAACAATTGGCATTAGTAAATTAGTTTCAAATCGTGCAAATAAAGGTAGCGTTGGTGCAAATGACGTTGGTGCAAGAGTTCAATTAGGCCCAGCAACAAATAACAAACTACCAGTATTGTATGGTAGTGGATTTCTTGCACCAGTAATGACTGATGCTAAAATTACCACAGATCAAAAAACAATGTATTATGTTTTTAGTTTATCTGAAGCAAGTTCAGGTACAATGAGTTTTGGTAAGATATTCTGGAATGGTAAAGAAGTTACATTGGGCGCCGGAGATTACAGTGCCAACAATAAAGTTGTAAGTCTTACAACAAATTCAACACCCCCACAAGTTGATGATACCATTAATGGATATGCATGGATTTATCAATTTAATAATGGTTCGAGTAGTGGTGTGAATACAGGTGGCACAAGTGCTATCACTATATTACAAGATGCTGGTATACCAGTAGCAGATAGATGGACTAGTACAGATTTAATGACTAATACTTGTTTTATTATTGTTAAAGTTATCTATAATAGAGATGTACAAGATGTTCATGGAGATCCAAAATTAAGTGTTCAATTAACTAATACATTGACTAAGCCAGGTGCAGTATTTCTTGATTACATGACTAATAGTACATATGGTTGTGCAATAGATGTAGCAAATATTGATACTGCAAGTTTAACAGCACTAGATGTATATAGTGATGAATTAATTACATATGTACCAGTTGGTGGCGGTAGTGCTACACAACCAAGATATCGTATTGATGGTCCAGTCAATACAGGTGACAATTGTTTAAGCAACTTACAAGAATTAGCAGATAGTTGCGACAGTTGGTTACAATATAGCGAACTGACTGGTAAATGGACTATTGTTATGAATAAACCATACAGTGGTACGTTAAGTAGTTTATATAGTGTTGATAGTTCAGTATTGATTGGTGGTATTGATATAAATCCACTTGACTTAAATCAAACATACAACAGTTTGGAAGTTCAATATCCAAACGCAAACATCAATGACCAAACAGATTATAAAGTAGTTGATTTGACTACGGTCGGTACTGCATGGTATAATCCTAGCTTATTAAGTCCAAATGAACCAAACAATCGTTTAGTTATTCAATATTCACAAATCAATAATTATGTTCGTGCAGTATATTTGGGTGTGCGTAGATTACTACAAAGTCGTGAAGATTTAACTATTACATGTAACTTAGATTATAGTGGTATACAAATTACCGCCGGCGATGTAGTCCGTGTTACATTAGCAGAATATGGTTGGGTAGACAAATTATTCCGTGTTTCACAAGTACAAGAAACTAAAACAAGTGAAGGATTCTTGGGTGCAAGAATCACAGCGTTTGAATACAATGCAAATGTTTATAATGATAATGCATTAGATGATTTTATACCGGCTGCAAATACAGGATTAAAAGATCCTAACATCTTTGATAGACCAACTACGCCTATCGTAACACTTGCTCCGGTAGTTAATGGTGCAATCAATTATTATAGTGTAAGCAGTAATGTTCCAGCTGTTGGTACAACATTGTACATGGATTTTAATATTGGTAACAGTAGTAATATTGATACTCATAAATCATATAGTAGTGTGCAAGTAGGTGATGGCACTCCATACACAGCAAATAGCACAATTACAATTAATGTTGCTGATAGTAGTCCTGGTACATATTATTGGTCAGCGACTGCTAGAAATGATTTTGCTGGTCGTCAAAGTAATAGCAGTGCCGCGTTTACATGGGTAGGTCCAAGTGTTACTCAATATGACCCTACATCAAATATAGGCGGTATAGGATATGTTAATATTAATCCAACAGCAAGCCCCGAAGAAAGGATGTCACTTATTGCATTTGGTATAGCAGATGTTGTTGGAAACACAGTTATTATGCCTGTACAGGCTAATGCAAATGTTATACTTAATAATCCTATATATCTAGATGGTACTGCATTAAATGCAAATTACTATTATCCATATTATCAAAATACATCAACTACTGCAAATGGATATTTAGCGACAAGTACATCAAGTTTTCAACCAGCTAGAGCATCATTTCAAGTATTAGACAATGGCGATGACAATTGGTATGTTTTTGTATATGATAATTTTGGTTCAAGTTCAAATTATCCGTTAGACCCCACAGAATATTTTAAATTAGAATTAAATGCAACATTTATTGCAAACACAGATTCAGTTATTCAATTAGGAGCATTTTACACATCTAACAATACGGGAACTTTAATATACCATGATACGACAATCGATGGAACTTACATATTACCGGCTAATGTTCCGACTGAAATAAATTTTGTACAAGCATATGGAAACAGTGCAAACAATGTTACAGATGGCGGTGGCTTTATTATGAAAAATATAATAGGTAACACAAGAGCAATTACACTATATACTAAATTAGAACTTTATAAAGGAAGACTTGTATGAAAATGAGTAAACTAATTACAAATGAAGTTATCGAGATATTTGAATTGATTGATACCGGTAACGTAAATAAATTTATAGAGTTTGCCAAAGATTACAACATTTTTCAAGAAAGTAATAGCAAATTTTATACACAAATGTGCCAAAGAATTAGAGATAGGTTAAATCGTGAAAATCTTAATGAAGATATTTTACGATAATAAAGGAACAACATGACAACAAGTTTAATTAATTTTGTAGCAAACGGAACAGTAACCGTTAATACACAAAGCAACATTACTAGCGTGGGAACACTAAGTCAACTAACTGTTGCCGGCAATACTGATCTTGGAAATGTAGGTAATGTTCGTATTACCGGTGGTGTTGCCAATTATGTGTTAGTAACTAATGGTGCTGGAAATCTATCATGGGTTGCAGGTGGTAATATTGGTGGTGGTGGTACTGTTACAAATGTTAACACCTCTGGAAGTGGATTGGGTTTTACACTTACAGGTGGCCCAATTACTACTACTGGTACTGTAGCATTAACAGTGCCTAATGCAACTACCTTAAGGACTAACTTAACAATAGGCAACGTTGCAAATTTAAATTTAAACAGTAATAGCACAACATACCTAGATGGTAGTGGCTCATTTAGTGTTCCTGCAGGTACATATAGTAATAGTAATGTTGCTAATTATCTTCCGACGTACACTGGTAATTTATCAGCCGGCAATGCTAACATCACAAGTAATTTAAGCGCAGGTAATGCTAACATCACAAGTAATTTAAGCGCAGGTAATGCTAACATCACAAGTAATTTAAGTGCAAACAATGCTAACATCACAAGTAATTTAAGTGCAAACAATGCTAACATCACAAATACATTAAATGGTAATATTGGTAATTTTATTGGCAACATTTCTTCATTAAATGCTAATCTAGGAAATCTTGCAAGAGCAAATTATTTTCAAGGTGATGGTAGTCTATTGACTAATTTACCAGTACCAAATTATGCAAATTTTGCCGGAACATTAATTAATGGTAATAGTAATGTTAGAATTAGTGCAAATGGCAATGTAGCAGTTAGCGTAGCCGGTAATAGCAATGTTTTTACAGTTACAGGTACTGGTGCAAACATTAATGGTCTATTAGATGTAAGTAATGTTAATGTTGCTAGTAATTTATTTACGGGCAATGCTAATATTACGTATAATTTATCAACAGGTAATATAACAACGGGTAATGCTAATATTACCGGTGATGCTAATATTACCGGTAATTTAATTGTTAACTTAAACATTAATGGTAACACTGCTAACTTTACTGGCAATATTAATTCTGCAAATGCTAATTTAGGTAATTTAGTAACAGCAAATTATTATGCAGGTAACGGTAGTTTGTTAACAGGTATCACTGCTGTAAATGCTAATTTTGCAAATTATGCTGGTAATGTAACAGTATCAGCACAACCAAATATTACATCAGTTGGTAATTTAACTTCATTAACTGTTACTGGTACTTCAAATTTATCAACAGTAAACGCATCATCATTAACCGTTAACGGCATTTCAAATTTGAATAGTGTTAGTAATTTAATAATTACTGGTGGACTTAATGGTTATTATTTGCAAACTGATGGTACTGGTAATCTTGCATGGGTAGTTGGTGGAGGTTCAGGTAATGGAGTAGTAGCAGGATCTAACACACAGATTCAATATAACAATCAAGGTAATTTTGGAGGTACTCCTGGTTTTACATTTGACAATGCAACATCTAATATGAATGTCCCGTTGTTTATTAATAGTACATCACAAAATGGTAATCCTTATATGACTGGTTGGGAATCACCTGGTAATATGGGCTTACCATCATTGATATCAGGAGAAGTACTCTATGCCGGTAATGTATTAATTCCATCCGGTTCAGGAAGTAATGGTAGAATTACAATTCAAAGAAATTTACTTGGTACTAGTAATATTATTGCTTATTCTAATATAGGAAATACTAATACACCTAGTAACGTTGCTGTTGTTGGTACATCAACAATTGGTAATAATATTTTTGCAGTTTATGACAATGGTCAAGCAGTCTATTCAATTAATAACGGCAATACATGGGCAAATACTGGATTTTCTCCAAATGTTACTCCTCCGGGAAATATTAGTGATGGCAATGTAGTAGCTAGTTATTCTAGTGTACAATACTATAATAACAAATATTATATTGCTCAAACATTAGCAAGAACTCCGGTTGGTTTGTTTTTTAGTGCACCTATTGCCTCTAATATATATTTTAAAATATATTCAACATCAACTCTAGGTAATGCATGGACAGAAACTACTCTATATTCAAATTCTTTTAATTCAGTTCCAATTGGTAGTGGTCAATATGCAGCCTTTGGTAGTTCTCTTGAAAAACGACAAACTTCATTGTTAAGTATTAGTAATGCTATTATTCCTGAATATAATTTTCCATTATTGACTCAAGCATCCAATGTTAATGGATATCTACAAACTTATATATTTGTTTCAAATATAGATGGAACCTTTAGTGGTGCAAACACACTTTTTTCAACTCAAGCATTTGCTAACGCACCTTCTGTAGGATTTGGTACTATCACTTTATCTGCTACGACATGTCCTGTTGTAAATTATAATGGTAATTTAATTCATGTAAGAAATGAAATAACTACTATAGGTAATACAAGTACCGGTGCACCGGTATTTCCAACAATTTATAAATCAACAGATGGTTTAACATGGAGCAATGTTAGTGCTCCTAATGCAAATGTTTCTGGCACAACAATTACTAAAAATGTTATTCAGGCAACGGCTGCATCTAATAATGTTTTTGTAGGATTAGGCATTACTACATCTACTCCCGTAGGTGCTAATTCTACTCTTTGTTATTCATTAAACAGTTTAGATAACGGAAATACTTATAATATTACACAATCAAATTTATCTACTACAACTAATTCATTTAATCTTATTAATACAACAGGTGATGCTTTTGTAAATGGATTAAATTTTAGTACTACCATAAATAGTTATATCTATACATCAAATGGAAATATTTGGAATAGTTTTACTAGTTCAGCTAACGTATCTAATGGTGGCTCCGCTACATGGAATGAAAAATATCAAAGTATAATTTGGTTAGGTTCTGTTCGAACAGGCGGCTTTGGTAATATTGGAAATGCAAGTCTTATATATAATATTCCGCAAATTAGAACTTATGATACTAATGGTGTAGTTGCATCTACAGTTGGTAATGGTAATTACCAATATATTGGTGGAAATAATTTAAATGCATCGGCTCTTTTTGTTAAGACAGCAAATATATAATTTAATTAACATAAATACAATATCACACACACGAACTACCGCGAGTCAGTAGTAGTTCGTTAAGATGCGAGACAGCAGAGGAAACATGTAATGGCAAAATTCACACAAGCCACGCTCAATCAAGTAGCAGGCTTTGACGCTCAAGTATTAGCGCAAAACTTAATTTATAACCAAAAAGACTTTTGGAACTTTGAATGGTCAACCATTACAAGTTATACAAGCGGATGGCAAACTGGTACAACACCAGTAGACTTAACAGGTGCAACAATTAACGCAACAATCGTGCGTAGAGCAATTGTTGATTATCAAGATAGTAGAACTGGTATAGATTTTAAAATCTATGATTACCCATTAGTTCCTCTCATCACAACTGTAACAGCAGCCGAAACAACAAATGATACACTTACGTGTGAATCAACCGCTGAATTGTTTATAGATCAGCCCGTACAGTTTGTTGGTGCAGTATTTGGTGGTGTAGCAATCAATACAACATACTATGTTAAAACAATTATAACTGAAACTACATTTACAATCAGTGCTACACAAGGCGGTGGTATATTTAATTTAACTACTGCTACTGGTACAATGCGTATGAATCGTGTTGAACCCACTCCAATCAGTTTACCAATTAGTAACATCAACACTAGTGCTGGTACATTTACAATGACAATTGATGATGATACATGGGACTTGATCGCAGGTGATCCAGACTTAGATATATCTGCCGCAGAACCAGCATGTTTTACAGGAAGAATTAAAATTAGTTTTCCAGCAGTTGGTAGTCAACCAGCTTATGACCAAGCAGTGTTCTTATTGTTCTTGGTAAATTCAGATGGGGTAATCAATTATTAATATGGCTAATCAAGTAATCGTAACAAATACGGGTAATGTACAAGTTGCATTGACTCCTCCACCAAACGTACAAGTACAAATCAGTCGTGCCGCGATTGGAACTGTAAGCAATGTTCCTACAGCTAACTTTGCTAATTATGCCGCAAACGTAACAGCAAGCAATCAGCCTAACATTACAACTGTTGGTACATTGGGTAATCTTAGTGTAGCAAACACAATCACTACATTAAATTTAAATGTTACTGGTAATTTTAGTGTTGGTAACTTAGTTGCTAATAGTGCTAACTATGCAAACTTTGCTAACGTATCAAATACAGCAAATAGCGTAGCTGGTGGCAACGTAGTAGGCGCAGTTGGTCTTGCTACATTCGCAACTACAGCAAATGCAGTAGCAGGTGCTAATGTTTCAGGTATTGTTGCAAATGCAAACTACAGTGCTTTTGCAGGACAAGCAAATACAGCCAATCTTGCTACATTTGCAAATACAGCTAATAGCGTAGCAGTTGGTAATGTATCTGGCATAGGTAATATTGCAACAGTTAACTTAGATGGTAACGCAGGTAACATACTTTATGGTAACGGCACTTTTGCCGCAGTACCAAATGTAGCAAACGTAGCAAATGCCAATTACGCAAACTTTGCCGGTACGGCATTTAGTGTATCAGGTAGCAATGTAAGTGGAGAAGTAGCAAATGCTAATTATGCAAGTTATGCCAATATTGCAAATACTGCCAACCTTGCTACATTTGCAAGTACAGCAAACTCAGTAGCAGGTGCTAACGTATCTGGTACAGTAGCGAATGCAAACTATAGCGCATTTGCAAATATTGCATCAACAGCCAATAGTGTCGCAGTAGCAAATGTAGTTGGTATCGGTAATATCGCAACTACAAATTATGATGGCAATGCAAGTAATGTATTATATGGCAATGGTGGTTTTTATGGATTGCCAATTATCAGTAATGTAGCAAACGCAAACTATGCTAACTTTTCCGGCACTGCATTTAGTGTAAGTGGTAGTAACGTTTCGGGTGCAGTAGCAAACGCAACATATGCAGATAATGCGGGTAATGCTAATCTAGCAAATCTAGCAACATTCGCAACTACAGCAAATGCAGTGGCTGGCGCCAATGTATCAGGCGTAGTTGCTAATGCAAACTATAGCGCATTTGCAAACATAGCAAGTGTAGCAAACTCAGTAGCGGGCGCAAACGTCAGTGGTGAAGTAGCTAATGCAAACTTTGCAAGTTATGCTAACATTGCAAGTACAGCAAACAGTGTTGCTGTAGCAAACGTAGTTGGTATAGGTAATATCGCAACTACAAACTATGATGGTAATTCAAGTAATGTATTGTATGGTAATGG